AGCATCAAATGCTGATACTTTAGTAACTGTTGCAGAAAGTGCTGGTGGTACTGTAGTAGGAACCTTTACACTGATGAGGTCTGAAAGTGCATTGATTGAGAAGCAAAACACTCATGTAATCTTCGCTGCAGCAGCTACAGTAAAAGGTACAAAAGTAGGATACACAAACTAAGAAAATGAAATTAATTACCGAAGAAGTATCAAACGTCAAAATTATTACTGAAGGAAAAGGTAGTAAGAAAAAGATGTGTATTGAAGGTATATTCCTTCAAGGTGAAATTAAAAACCGTAATGGAAGAATGTATCCAATCGACACTCTTGATAGAGAGGTTGGTAGATATAATGAAAACTTTGTCGGTAAAGGAAGAGCATTAGGTGAACTTGGTCATCCTGATGGTCCTACAGTCAACTTAGATCGTGTATCACATAAGATTACTTCTCTCTGCAGAGAGGGTAATAATTTTATAGGTAGAGCAACCTTACTTTCAACTCCAATGGGTAAAATTGCATCATCATTAATTGATGAAGGTGTAAAACTCGGAGTATCTTCTCGTGGTGTTGGATCACTTAAAGAAGACATGCATGGTTGTAAAGTAGTTGGAGAAGATTTCCAACTAGCAACTGCTGCTGATATAGTAGCAGATCCTTCCGCACCAGACGCATTTGTGAATGGAATTATGGAAGGAAAAGAGTGGGTTTGGGAAGGTGGAATCCTTCGTGAACAACTCGCAGCAAAGACCGAAAAGCGTATTAATACACTTGTCGATCAAAATAAACTCGAAGAGTACAAATTGAACTTATTTAATGATTTCTTATCAAATCTATAAGTTCTATAAATAATATCAGATTTTACAAAATCAATTAGCCCTTGGTAGCAATTTACAAAAAATGGATAACGTAGTAACCAAAAACGCCAAGCCCGCAGAACCAATGGTTTCTGGCGGTGCACCATATGAGGATCTAGGTGGACCTACACCTACGAACTCAAAACCAGACGACAACTCTAACATGTTAAAGATTCCTGAACTGGCATCAGTTAAGGACATCGTTAACTCAAAAGCAAAACCAGCAGAACCAATGCCTAAATCAGTGATGGCAGGTAATGAACTGGAAGGAGATGTTGTTGCTGAAGATGAGGCTCCTGCAACTGATGAAGTTGTAGCAGAACAGGAAACTACTACAGACGAAGTAGTTGCTGAAGAGGAAACAACTGAAGAAGAAGTTGTTGCTGAAGAAGAGGACATGACTGTTGACGTTGAGCAAGACGTACAGGCACTCTTTGAAGGCGAAGAACTTTCTGAAGAGTTCCAAACTAAGGCAAGAACAATTTTTGAAGCTGCAATTAAAGAAAAAGTTTCAGAAATTAAAGAGAATTTGCAGACCGCATACGAGCAAGCACTTGTTGAAGAGGTAGCAAGCGTAAGAGATGAGTTAACAGAAAGAGTTGACGCATATCTTGAGTACGTTGCCGATGAGTGGATTCAAGAGAATCAATTGCAAGTAGAATCAGGTCTCAAAACAGAAATGACTGAATCCTTCCTAGAAGGCATGAAGTCGTTATTTGAAGAACATTATGTATCCGTCCCTGAAGACAAATATGATGTGCTAGAAAGCATGGTAGATAAACTTGATGAAATGGAGAGTAAACTCAACGAGCAAATTGAAAGAAATGTTGCTCTAAATCAAAGACTTGCAGAGTCTACTTCTGATGTCATCTTAGCAGATGTTAGTGAAGGTCTTGCACTTTCCCAGAAGGAGAAACTCGCTTCTCTTGCCTCAAATGTTGAGTTTGAAAGTGAAACAGACTATCGTGGAAAACTAGAAAAGTTGAAGGAATCTTATTTCCCATCCAACAAAACAACTAGTTCTCCAAGTGCTCACTCAGAAACCATATCTGAGGGAACTGCAGTAGACAGTTCTAAAACAGTTTCTTCCAGAATGGAAGCGTATATGCAAACTCTGGGTAGAGTTGCTAAAAAGTGATTTTTAAATCATAAATTCAAACTTACTTAATCAAAAGGTAAAACAAACAAATGCAAATGCCAAGCAATCAGGTTTTGCAGGAGAAGTGGGGACCCCTTCTAGAATATGAAGGTATAGACCCAATCAAAGATGCACACCGTAAGGCGGTTACTGCACAACTCCTAGAAAACCAAGAAGTCGCACTCCGTGAAGAGAAGGAATTCCTTCATGAAGCTGCTCCAACTAACTCAGTTGGAAACGGAGGTTTCACCTCTTCAGGTGGTCAAACAGTCGCAGGTTTCGACCCTGTATTGATCTCCTTAATCCGTCGTGCTATGCCTAACTTGGTCGCTTATGACCTAGCAGGTGTACAACCAATGACTGGACCTACTGGACTCATCTTCGCAATGAGATCTAGATTCACTAGCCAGGACGGAGTAGAAGCATTATTCAACGAACCAGAAACATCGTTCTCCTCACAGAACAACAGCAGTAACCTAACAGCAGGTATGACTGGTGGTGCGGTTGGTTTCGGTACAACTGGTGGTACTGGTTTAACAGGTGCTTCAAACCCAGCTGCTCTTAACCCAGAAGGTTCTCAGTCTGCAACAACCTATCCTGTTGGACAAGGTATGCGTACTGATAACGCTGAGGCAATGGGCGATGCTACTGCTAATGCTTTCAACGAGATGGCATTCAGCATCGAGAAAGTTACTGTGACTGCGAAGTCCAGAGCTCTCAAAGCTGAGTACTCACTAGAACTAGCTCAAGATCTTAAAGCAATCCACGGATTGAATGCTGAAGCAGAACTTGCAAACATTCTTTCAACAGAGATTCTTGCAGAGATCAACAGAGAAGTTATCAGAACAATCTATAAGGTTGCTGAGTCTGGTGCACAAACAAACGTTGCAACAGCAGGTGCTTTCGACTTAGACACAGATTCCAACGGAAGATGGTCAGTTGAGAAGTTCAAAGGTTTGATCTTCCAAATCGAAAGAGATGCTAACGCAATCGCACAAAGAACTCGTCGTGGAAAGGGTAACATGATCCTATGTTCCGCAGACGTTGCTTCAGCATTAACAATGGCTGGTGTACTTGATTACACTCCTGCACTTAATGCAAACTTAAACGTAGATGATACAGGAAATACATTTGCTGGTGTTCTTGCTGGTAAGTTCCGTGTATACATTGATCCATTTGCTGCTAACTTAGCTGCTGATCAGTACTACGTTGCAGGTTACAAAGGAACATCTCCTTACGACGCTGGACTGTTCTACTGCCCATATGTACCACTACAGATGGTAAGAGCAGTTGGTCAGGACACCTTCCAACCAAAAATCGGGTTTAAAACTCGTTACGGTATCGTTGCAAACCCATTTGCAGAAGGTACTGAAGTTGGTGCAGGTCGTCTTCAGTCTAACGCTAACCGCTACTACAGAAGAGTTAAGGTTCAGAACCTTATGTAATTCATATTACATATCTTTCCAAGAGACCCCAAAAGGGTCTCTTTTTTTGTTTAAAACTATGTTAAGATTTCTAACATTATAGATATGTTAGGAGGTTAAGACAAATGTTACACTTATTAGGTAGAGGACAAGAACCAGAATGGGACGAAGACAAGCATGATATAGATGAGGTCTTTGCTTTCCTGTGTTACCGTGGAATTCACTATGCAAAAACTGTTTATATAGATGTGACAATGGAAGGTCATTCTTGGTTTATAAAAAATCCAAGAAAGGGAGAGTGATCTCCCCTTTTTTTGTCTAAATAGAAATAAAACTAGTCCAATGAAACGTTCACCTAGAGAAATTAAAGAGGCAGCGAAGGCATATGATAAAGTTGTAGATCACTTAGTAGCAGAAGATTATGCAAAATCTAAAGAAGATGCTGATCAAATTATTAGTGGAATGAGTGAAGATTGGTACTACATGATTCTACAGAGTTAATGACCGCCAACCCATATTCAAATCAAATACAGAATAGAAACTTCCTATCACCCATAGGATTTAAATTTGCTTTGGGTAAAGCACCCAAGGTTGATTTTTTTTGTACCAATTCTAGAATACCAGAACTATCTTTAGGTTTAGCAAATCAACCAACTTATCTAAAGAACATTGATATACCAGGTGAGAAACTTACATTTGGTGATTTAACCTTAAGGTTTCTTGTAGATGAGAATATGGAAAATTACATGGCTGTTCATAATTGGTTAACAGGACTAGGTTATCCAGAAAGCACTCAGGACTATGCTGATCTAGTAAAACCAGTTACTGCTGAACCTAGAGAAGACTTGAATCAGTTTAGTGACGGTAAGTTGCATATATTAAATAGTAATTTTAGAACTCAGACAATAGTTCATTTTAGAGATTTATTTCCAATATCATTGACATCTTTGGATTTTGATGTTACACTAGATGATATACAGTATTTTACTGCAGAGGTTACATTCAAATATACAATTTATTATATTACAGGCAAGGATGGTAGAACTCGTCTATGAATCTTGAAAAAATTCAGGAGATGTGGCAGAATGATTCTGTTATAGATCCTGATAATCTACATGATGAATCATTAAAAATACCCCAATTACACTCAAAATATTATACAGTTTATAATACCACAGTGTTATTGAGGGAAAGAGCATTGGAATCATATAAAAGAGTTAAGTTAGAAAGATATAACTTCTATACAGGTAAAGCACCTGCAGAAGCATATGTTGCAGAACCCTTTGCATATAAGGTTAGAGAGAAGGATGCTATACAAAGACATCTTGAAGCAGATGAAAAGTTAAGTCAAATTGATATGAAGATTAAGTATTATGATACAATGCTTAAATTTTTAGAGGAAATAATCAAAGTAGTATCTAATAGAACATTCCAAATTAAGAATGCAATTGAGTGGAATAAGTTTCAAGCAGGATTTAATTGATAAATAGAATTGGGAATAATATCTATTGATGAAAAAACAGGTATCAGAAGGATCTCTTCATAAGTGGTTCAAAGGATCCAAATCCAAAGATGGTAAAGGTGGATGGGTCAACGTAGTTACAGGTGGAACCTGTGCTAGTGATAAGCCTGGCGAAGGAACTCCCAAGTGTGTATCATCTTCTAAAAGAGCAAGCATGAGTAAGTCTGAAAGACTCTCTGCTGCAAGAAGAAAAAAGAAAGCTGATCCTGGTCAGCAGCAAAAATCTGGTGCTGCAAAACCAACTTATGTATCCACTGACAAAAAGAAAAAGAAAATGAAGGAATCTTACACAAGAGCACTAACACCATTGAGTGAAAAGGCACAAAAATGTTGGAAGGGATATGAGAAAAAAGGTACGAAGAAGATGTTTGGTAAGACATATAATAACTG